GCCATAATCCTGATTTTCTTTATGGTCGCTCTCTTTGGTTAGCTTCTTTAGATGCTTGGGCTGATGTTAAACAGGCTTTTGATAATTTGATTAGGGCATCTAATGACTTAGGGGTTTCTCCGACTCTGCATATTATGCCAGGTATTTCTACCGAGCAAGAAAGAATTTATGAGCGAGAATTAGAAATCCGTAGAAAAAGTGGCATTATAACCGATCATATTCTCAGCTATCCTGGGCAAGATATTCGCAAAATGACTAATTTTAACTCTGATTTAACAGGGTTAATTGATACTCTTTTGCAATGCCGGTACAAGCTAATTATCCCTGGATTCCCGACCTATTTCTTTCCAGGATTAGAATCAAAAGGGGGAACTAAAGAGTTATCCCGGTCGCCTGATCGTCGCTATTCTAGGATGAGATACGGATGGTGTCAGCTTCTTAGCGGTGCAATTAAACAGGTAATTGATACAGAAATCATTCTCAGAAAAGGGTTAGATTTTTATGCCGAAAATGCTAAAAATAAATATCGGATACTGTGGCCAGAATGGAGTGAATCTATAGATGGTCTATCAGGAGGGGAGGTTGAAGACACTGGCTCCGATTTAACCGATGAAGAAACTAATAAACAACCTGTTAAGAAACTAAATATAAATCAAAATGATTAATCAAATTATTCACGGTGATTGTTTTGATGTTTTAAAAAATATTCCTGATGGTTCTATTGACGCTGTAATCACAGATCCGCCTTATGGCATTGGATTGGCTAAATGGGATTCTGTAATTGATATTCCATTGTTTACCAAAGAAGTAAAACGAGTCACCAATGGCTTTTATGCGTTTTTTGGACAAATGCCAACCATGATTAACTGGATTAATTCAGCCAATAATGAAAAACTGCATTATTGCGAACATATCTCATGGGTGAAGAGAAAAGAAATGCCAGTATGTCCAAGATTAAAACGTAAACACGAAAGTATTTTGATATATTCACAAGACTCAACAAAAAGATATTTTAAGCAGACTGGATTATATGAAGACGTTAAAGTACCAGGATTACTGTTTGATGTTATCACAATACAAGCCATTCAAAGAACAATCAGTGAACTTAAAACAGGCAGAGAAGGAAGGATTTGTCAGCTTACAAAAGCAGGACAATTTGGTTCAGCTAATAGAAAACTTGGGAAAGAACACAGAAGAATTGACGGAAATGACACAAATTATACAAATGTATGGTCTTTTTTGCCTCCTGTATTTAATGACGGTAGACATCAAAAACAGTCTTATCTTCACCCCACAGAAAAGCCATTAGAAATCATGAAGCGATTAGTAGAAATGCTTACTCCTGAATGTGGGATAGTCTTAGACCCTTTTTGTGGTTCTGGCACTACTGCTTTAGCTTGTAAGGAATTAGGTAGAAATTATATCTGTATCGAGAAAGAATTAGAATATTATCAGATAGCTTGTAACAGACTAGACCAACCTATAGAACCTATTCCAGATGAACCGATAGAAGAACCAGTAGATAATTCTCCATTACAGTTAAAACTGTTTTAAATTTGATAAAATACAGTAAAACCAAGAGATAATTATGACAAATCTAAAAGCTTATGTTGTTTCCGATTCTAATAATAATGTTCTAGTCGCCAATATGACCAAACTGGAGGTTATTGAAGCTTTAAAAGATGAGGTGTCTAAGCTAAAAGCTCAGATCGGCGAACTTAACAAAGCAGAAACAGAAGCGTAAGTGGATTAGGGAACTGACAAAAAATAACTCTTGACTGTCAAGAGTTTATTATTTAATTTAAAGAGAAAATCCATGAATAACAATAACTTTGACGCTATTATCGAAGATTTGAATATCGAAGACTTGAGAGCCGAATACGCCGAATTAACCGACTCATACGATAACCTGATGTTTGATTATGAAACATTAAAATTAAAGGTAAAAATGTTAGAAATTAAAAACCTTAACCTAAAAGCTAAACTCAATAAATCAGAAAAACCCCAAGAATTAGTTTATGACGGATTAGGAGATAAATAACATGACAGATAAATTCAACCCAAAAGATAAAAAGTCAAGTAAACTTACCAAAAAGATGAGTAAAGAAGAATGGGAAATGCGAAAACCACTGCCGCCAGAAGTATTAATTTCTTCTTTACAAGAACCGATTCATAAAAACATTGGATGCTCTAAATTCGTTAAAGCATTGGAAAGCCCGATAAAACCATCGAAAGTAGAATAAGGTCATGGCAGATAAATTCAACCCAGAAGATAAAAACTTACAGCCAATTAGTCAGTTGCTAGAGAGAGCCGAAGTAACAGCCGATGACATCCAAAAAGCTATCGATGACTGGAAAAAGAAACCTCCGGATGATGAATTTAAAAACCTATTAGAACCTGAAATAAGTTATGAGTGATTTTTCTTTTAACCCTGGTACTCGACGCTATCGAGACAATCGAACGGGGAGATTTGTCTCTACTGAAAAAGTTAGACAAATCTCTCAACAAACTATTAATGCCCGTACTCAAAAAACAGATAAACTTACCCGTGACCTTTTACAGAAAAAAATAACTGTCAGCGAGTGGGAAGAAAAAATGTCGTTTGAGATTAAAGACTTGACTATTCAGCTTTATCGAGTTGGTAAGCCCGATATGAACGCTTCTGACTATGGCAGAATTGGTCAGATGCTTAGAATACAATACGCACGATTAAGAAAGTTTTCCCGTGATATTATTCTTGGTACTCAATCAGAGGCTCAAATAATCAACCGCTCTAAACAGTACGTTGCCAAGTCTAGGGAAGCTTTTGAAGAGGGGAATAGGAGAGGACACGCTCTAGTCAACAAGTGGGAAAAGAGAATAATTACCAAAAAAGAATCTTGCCAAGAGTGTCTTTTTTATGAAAGTGCTGGTTGGCAGCCTATTGGAACACTCCCCCGACCGACTGAAAGATGCACTTGTCGGGCCAATTGCGGTTGTTACTTTATTTTTTCTAACTCTAGGACACGACCTACTCAGAATATGCTTTCGTTAAACTTTGGATGGACCCAATAAAAAACGCAGGGTATCAATCCTGCGTTGTTTCCTCAGCTATACACTTTCTATGGAGACAAATATTTTGTATTGAAATTTTATATTTATAGGTTGGGCTGGAGACGACACTATTAATATAGATCAACCAAACATAAACGTCAAGTCTTTAGATAGAATTATTTATATAAGTATTTTTTATTGACATGGAACTAAAACTAACCCGCGCTGAATTAGAGATATTGCTACAGACCCGTCATCCTACCGACGACGAGATGCAATTAATCAATCAATTCAAACCCTACGGACTCGATCCGTGGGAATCATCGGAACTGATACGATTTGCTTTAATTGCTTCAAATAACTTAATTCACAGTTCTGGCCAGGTATGGGATAAAAATGTTTTAGAAACCATGGTAGCTAGTTACCCTGGATGCGCTTTGATGATCGATCATGAATGGAAGGATCAAACCAAAACTTTTGGGATGATCTATGATTCTTTTATTTATTCCTTGCCTCGTGTAAGCAAAGAAGGGATAGCACGAATCCTCGAAAAATCTCCTAATCCAAACGAAGATTATCGAATAATTCAAAAAGACGGCTATCATCAGGTCTTGGTTTTCGGTTTTGTAGAAGCGACTCACCCGATTATTTCAGAAATTTCCTATGGCAGAAAAGCCGATGTTTCAATGGGAGGAATTTTTTATGGCGAGTCGATTTGTCCTATCTGCGATATTCCTTACAGTGATCCTAAATGTCCTCACTACCCCCCGTATATGGCAGGGCTAGTAGATGAAGAAACGCTAACCCCTTACTATCGCCGTTCCGGAAAAATGGATTCTATCGAATGCAGTTTTGTTGCCAGTGGCAGTTGTCGCCAAGCAAGATTAATAGATTCCCGTCTCAATACTTTTGTTTTTACCTAAAACAGAAAGTTCTGTAGTACAATTATATCTAATAGTTAGTGATCAGCAATCAGTAATGAATACCCTAAAAGAAATCAAACGGGTTACTCCCGTAGTTATTAAAGATTCAGCAGAAGGAAGTGATACTCCTTCTCAAGAAGAAATCTACACTCTGACTCGAAAAGCCACTTTTCGAGGTGACTTAAAGCCTTCTGAAGGTGGTGTACCAGTCAAAAATTCCGACCCTGATCCCACTCCAGTCCCAGTCTTTGATCCCAAAATGATTCAAGAGATTGTACAAAACACCGTAGCAGAAACCGTAGCTTCGGTAAAACAAGCGATGGAATTGGAAAAACAATCTGCATTAGAATCCCAAAAGCAACAGTTTGAAACTACGAAAGCTACCCTAGAAGCTTCTCTCAATTCTGCTACGGAAGCTATCCAAGAATCCCACAAAAAAATCGCTCAACTAGAAACTAAAGTCACTGAATCGGAAAAGACGATTAATAACTTTGCTGACTTAGGAAAGCTTTACGGTTCTCAAACACCCGAAAAAATGCAGTTCTCTAACTTTAATAAAACCGTCGCTCATGATGCTGATAAAATTACAGGTGCGCTTGACGAAACCTTTGATTTGATTGAAGACATTCAGAAAAATTCTGGTGTAATCTATTCGGCTCCTGTAATGGGCGGTAATCAGACAGTAAACCTGTACGATAAAGTACGATTAGATCGCCATGTTAAAAATAACCGGCAACAGATTGTCGACTCTTTAGATGATTGGGGTCGCAAACAAGGCTGGTTCAGAGGGACTCGTTCGGCTCCTGTAATGGGCGGTCAAGTTTCAAAAAATGCCCCAACGACTGCGGCGGATTTGCCTCCGTTTTTTCTTGACACTTTGTCAGCAATTCTCCGTACAACTCAAATCCCTGGGTTTGCCTTTTGGCAGATTCCTAATTACGCATTAGACTTTACGGCTCGTAATGGAACTGTTATCCGAATTCCTCGATTAAATTACCTAACAAGTTCCCCGTCGGTAAGCGATTATCAACTATCAGGAAAGGGTGAGTATGCTGATCTGACTTCTGAATCAGATAATAATAGTGCGTCTAGCGTATCGGCAGAAATCTTTGAATATGGGCGCGGTAAAGTAGGTGCTTCTACTGCAATCCGACCTGTTTCTATCCCAACTTTCACTGAATATTTTAGTGCGATGGGAATGATTGATTGGATGCAGAATACGCTGTATTACGACTATGCAAGTTTTGATAATACCATGATCAAAACGATGCTTGATAGCACGTCACTGCATTTGTATAACAAAAAAGGCAGTCTTGTTACTTCTCCCACTGGACTATCGGCAACAGGAGATGATGGAACTTTTACCAAAGGATTCTTGCGGCGATTACATCAATACGCCCACGATAACAAGTTCCAGATGTATCCCGACCAGACGTATTTGCTATTCTTAAATTCGACTCAAATTCTGCAATTAAAAGAGAGTTATAATGACGATTGGCAAGCAAATACGACTCGCGATCTTGACGCTTTACTAAATATTCTCAATCCATCCTATATTCCCCCTGGGGATACTGGAAGGGTTAACTCGTATTTAGGGTTGGTAGAAAAATTCCATATTTTTGAAACTGGCAATAGTGTCGGTGTCGGAGCGGCTGGTCAACCCGGTGTTCAAAGTGAAACATTGGGCGGTTCTTTAGGTGCTAGAACTACCCGTACTGGTTATTTAATTGGAGCCGGTGCGTTAGGTGTTGGTGTAGGGATGCCGTTTCAAATCACTTTTGATAATGTCACTCAATTTGATCGTCGGATTCGCGCAACTTGGTTAGCGTGG